CAGGACCTAAATCAATAAATGTATTTGTACCTGGTATTTGTGAACTAGTTTGAAGCCCTCCATAATCGCTCAATTTATCTAAAACTAATAATGATTCATCTGGTTTAAAATTAGATAATCGCGCCGATAAATATGTCCCTCCAATACCAGCTCCAATTATTAAATTATCAACTTCTATAATTTCATCCGGTATAGATTTACAAATAGCATTTTTTGCTGAATTTAACGCAGCATTATTTGCATTACTAATTGCTTCTTGTAAAGTATTTCCAGTAGCAGAAGCAGTAGCTGAGGAAGATGCATTAAATGTTGCACTTGAAGTAGCTTTAAACATATATATAAATAAAAATATTTTATATATATATAAAAATTAATAAAGTCGACATTTAAAATACGCGTTGCTCTAAAACATAAAATTATAATTATTAAAAATCGCCCATATCACATTTGCATCTGGTTGAAATGAGACATTTGTTTGTAACCAAGAAGATCCGCTAACTTGAGTACCACTAACTAAATAATTACCACTTTGTGTATCAAAAATAAATGTTGTTCCAAAATATCCGCCCCAAGTAAAAGTATTTGGACCAAATCCGGGAGGTAAAGTATTTGTATTATCCAAATATTTACCAACTCCACAACACCATGTCTCAGATGATGCTAATAAATTATATAATTCACTATTAGGGATACATAAACCAATTGCTTTTTGTGCGTTTGAATATTTTCCTGTAAGTAACCATTCTGTAGTTTGATTAGTCAATACTTGGGTTTGTGTTTCTGGACAATATCCTTTATTTATGAGTAATTTCATTATTTTACAAAAATCAGAAAGAGTACCACAACCAGCCGCATCAAAACCACCTGCATATCTATCATTAGTTGAATAATTTGGAATTTTTGGTTTTATTATAAGATCATACATTTGACTTTTAAAACCATCTCCATCTGCATTTTTATCAAAAACACCATACATAGTATTATATAAAACATTAGGACCTTTTTGATCAGATCCAGAAATAGAAGGCGATGTATCTTTTCTTACAAAAAATGCATTTGTTAATTTTGATAATACATCTTCAGGAGGATTTAAACTTCCAGAATATAACCATGATTTATTCATATTTATTTGGTTAAATATTCTTTCTTTTGCATATTCTGCTGCTGTTAGATTAATACCTTTTTTCTTAAGTGCGGTATGTAGTACAGCACATGCTATAGTAATTCCCGTATCATATACATTAGTTGTACCTGGTTTACATAATAAAGGATATTTTGTTCTCTCAATTATTGCTTCTGTAACTGTAACAACATTATCATCATATGCTGAAGTTATGCCGTCTGCATAACCATTGTTTTTTTCAATATTTTGAAGCCATGCAATATAATTTTGACCTGATTTAGTACCCTGAAAACTATCTACTAAATTCTTTCGCGATGCTCCTAATCCCCATATACTATAACCAAATCCAATTGAAGATTCTAAACACATTTTTATAGTTATTGACTTTCCTAAATTTGGGTCTGTAGTTAATATTTGATCATACTTTGGGGTTCCAAAAGCATCAAAACCTGTACCTTTTACACTATCAGAAACATAACTTGTTATATTTGCTATTTCAGGAATATAATTATAAATAGGTTCGTCAAGAGATGAAATTATACCATCTTCAAGTGCTGCAGAAATAGTTACTAATCCAATAATTTTTGTCATTGAAGCCCATCTCCAATACATACTAGCATCTAGAGGTTCACCATTTGGACCTCCATTTCCTGAACCAATAAATACTTCATTTCCGTTAAATGCATTTCCAAAAGTGCAACCTGAAAAAGGAATTTGCGAATCAAGATTTCTTTTGTCAAGATATTCTTGCACTCTTTTTATTTGTTCAGATGAAGGAAAAACATTATCATTAGAACTTTCAGAATAATCTGTTTCAAAAGTATAATTTTTGATTTGTTGATTATCTAATAAATATTTATCGAATGTTTTAAATAAATTTTTTTCGCATTCAATTTTTGCTTCATCTTTTGAATTACCAGTTGCTGTTGCTGATAAAGATGCTGTATAAGTAGTAGTATCTATGTTTGTAAAAACACCATGTAGTATGCCTCTGCAGAGAAAGTTAGACATTATAATATTAAACTATAATTTAATTTATACAAAAAAAATGCTAAATATTTTAATAATTATTTTAAACGAATATATTTAAAAATATTAAAATTGATTCAAAAATATGGTTGTAAAATAAATATATACAATAAATAGAATAATACAAGATGTTTACAACCAAATATAGACCAAATAAATTGGCAGATTTTGTTGGTAATGAGCAACAAATCCAGCCATTTATGAAATGGTTATTAACTTGCGACCCAAAAAACAAGAAGGTAAAAAAATGTGCTCTTATTTATGGACAAAATGGGATAGGTAAATCACTTTTAGTAGATCTTATGTTAAAGAAACATTGTTATCATGCGATTTATTTGTCACCTGATGATGAACGTTCTAAGGAACAAATACAGCAAACTATTAAACCTTTACTTCATATTAAAAAAACATTTGACGATAAAGAAAATGTCCTTGTTATTAATGATATAGATAGTAGTTGTGGTGACCACGGACTCATTGCCGCAATTATAGAGTGCATTAAAGAAACAGAAATTCCAATTATTTGCATATGTGATGATAAATTTAATCAGAATTTGAAACCTATTTTGGCGCATTGTTTTGATATAAAAATGGTAAAACCAAAATACGCGGAAATATATTCACTCGTCTACAAAGTAGTTACTCAAGAAAAGATAAAAATTAATAAATCAAGTGTAGATAAATTGATTGAGCAAGCCAATGGAGATATTAGGTTCATATTGAATTCTCTGCAACTAGGTGTAAACCCTTGTTCTAAAGATATTCAAAGTGCCAATATATTTGACACGACAGGCCGTCTATTTAATATGGATGCCACCTTTCAAGACAAATATGCGACTTATTGGTTGGCACATGATATACATACTTTATTTGTGCAAGAGAATTATGTTAACTGCATTATGGGTTCAAAAGATCCGGACAAATGTGTTGAAAATATGACTTTTACGGCAGATTCTTTGTCAGATGCCGACCTATTAGATGCGAATTTTGATTTTGACTTGGCACCATATGTTGCAGCGAATACTATACATGCGACGTTAAAATGTAATAAGAAATGTCTTATTAAATTTCCACGATTTCTGGGTAAAATATCTACAATGAATAAGAACAAAAGAGAAAAATTAGATTATACACAGGTTAAGTTTACTACTAAATAAATTTATTTATAGACTTTGAATGTAATTTATATGTTTTACACTTTTGCAATGTTCTGCTTTACCTCCGTAATTAATTTCTGAACCACATTCACATACAAATAATGTTTGCATTTTATCCAATATTTTTTCTTTATTTTTTTCGTACCATTCATGACTTTTTTGTTTGATTTTTTCTGCATTTTTAGCCGTATATATTTTAGTTTGCTCTACTATTTTTTCTTTATTTTCTTCGTAATATTTTTTACATTGTTCTGAGACTTTTTCTTTATTTTTTTCATTATATTGTTTTTTAAACGCTTTAATTTTTTCTGCATTTTTCTCTCTATATTCTTTTTGTTTTTGTTTTCTAATCATTATTTTATCTTCTTCTGATATTTTTGATTCTATTGGTTCTTCTATAATAATTCCATCCAATTGATTTTGATAAGCTACATGACTCTTGCTTTGTAAATGTCTATGTTTATTACCAAATGTAAATTGATTACCACATTCACACTGACAAACTTGTGATCTTTGTTCTTTTAACTTATCTTTGTTATCTTCTCTCCATTCTTTTTGTGCTTTTGCAGACTCTTCTTTATGATTTGCTCTATAATCTTTTTTTTGTTCAGCTAATTTTTCTTTATTTTTCTCTCTGTACTCATCTTGATAGCTCTTTATTTGTTCTTTATTATTAGATGCGTAGTCTTTTACCTTTTCTAGAATAACTTCTTTATTTTCTTCATAACGTTCTTTTGCTTTTTCTAAAATAGTCACTTTATTTTCTTCGTACCAGTCTTGCTTATATTTAGCAGGATTTTCTGTATAAATAGTATAAGGATTATTACAATTTAGAGATGATTTTAAAGTTTCCATCCAATATCTTTCCCTCATTTCAGCTTCTCTCTTATTTGTACATTTATAATCTTCAATTTGTATCATAGACCAATTATCCCATCCTCCATTTGTACGAATACATTCATAAACTTTTCTTTTACACGATTCATCATTCAATGTAGTTTTATGGTGATTTTTTCTTTGAGTAAAATTTGTTGTATGACCAACATACGTATCCTTAATATTAGTATCTTTACAACAAATTTTGTAAATAATCGTATGTGAGTAATCCATTTGACATTTTGGCATTTGTATTATAGTATCTTATAATATATTATTTTTAAGTTGTTTTATTTCAATTATATTAAAAATCTTCGTTAAATTCAAATGCAGTATCTGCGTTAGACTTATTAGCTAATGCATACGAGTCATTGATACGCTCAAAGAAATTAACCTTGCCTTCTAAACTTATAAGCTCCATCCAGGTGAACGGATTCGCAACATTATAAATTTTTTTGTAACCCAATTGAACGCATAATCTGTCTGCCACAAATTGAATATATTGTGTCATCATTTCGGAGTTCATACCGATTAGTTTACATGGTAGTGCATCACAAATAAATTCAGTTTCAATTTCAACTGCCTCCTTAATGATCTCATGAATTCGGGCCTTGTCTATTTTTTTAACTAATTTTGAATACAAAAGGATAGCAAATTCGCAGTGGAGTGCCTCGTCACGCGAAATCAATTCGTTACTGAACGTGAGCCCGGGCATGAGACCTCGCTTTTTGAGCCAAAAGATACTGCAAAAAGCGCCGCTAAAAAAGATTCCCTCTATGCAGGCAAATGCAACAAGTCTGGTAGCAAATGAGCTGCGATTATCTTTAATCCATTTTTGCGCCCAATCTGACTTCTTTTTGATACATGGGAAATTCTCAATCGCATTAAATAATCGATGTTTCTCTGCTCTATCTTTGATGTAAGTCTCTATTAAGAGAGAATAAGTATGACTATGAATATTTTCCATTGCAATCTGAAAACCATAAAAAGCACGCGCTTCAGATACCTGCACCTCATTCATGAAGCGGGATGCCAAATTTTCCAATACAATTCCGTCACTTGCCGCAAAAAACGCAAGAATTGAAGAAATAAAATATCTTTCATCATCATTCAAGGTGTTCCAATGATCAGAATCTTTTGTTAAATCAATTTCTTCCGCGCGCCAAAAACAATCTACTTGCTTTTTATACATTTGCCATATATCATCGTGTACGATCGGAAACATAACAAAGCGATTATCGTCTGGTGCTAATAAAGGTTCTTTTTCTCTGGACATCCTAAATAATATATTAGATAGATTTTAAATTTGTTCAATAAAGTTAATATAATTTATTGTTATAAAAATAATAAATCATTATTTTAAGAATGAATTTTTTACCTTGTGAAGAAGAAATGGTTATTACTTTGGAAAAACCCAAAAGACCTATATTTGAAAAAGACCAACAATTTTTATATATACAGCAAATGATTCAACAAAAAAGAGCTATGTTGCTGCAAAAACAAAAACATTTACAAAAGGCGGCAAAACAAAATCAATTTTTAGAAATAGTAAAAAATGATTATGCCAAATATTACGATTATATTGCGCAACAAAAACACGAACAAATTCAGGCACTCCAACTTTTGAACAAGTATGTGCAAGACTTAAATGCGACTAATCAAATGAGCAAATATAATATAAAGGATACTAAGGCGGAACAGCAAAAAATTATAGCAGAAATTGGTTCCATAAAAAAAGGTTTAGCAGAAATTATGAGTAATGCAAATCTTTAATTTTAAGTAATATATAATAATATTAATATATATTAATATATATTAATATGGATGCAGAATTTAATCAAACACTTGAAAATCTTAGACAAGCAATAGAAGGCAACAATAATACTCATACGTATTATAATACTGAATTACTAAATACATTGAAACAAATTAACATTGATTTATCAGCAATAGAAAATGCAATTGAAATTTTAATAAGAGAAAATGAAGCAAGAAATCAATTAAATACAGCAGAAATTAATAGAGTTACAACTGAAAAAAATGCAATAGAAAGTGAGTTAGCGAATATTAGAGGCCAACTAAATGGAAGAACTGCGGAGTCAGAGGATCTAAGAATAGAACAAGAAAAACTAAAAAGAGATTTTGAAAATAGAGAAGGAGAGCTAACTAGACAATTAAGTGAATTACAACAGGAACTGAGTGAAAATAGAACTCTAAATTCACAAGATAAATTAAATCTAAATGATGAGATTTCTAAAACTAAGGCAGAGATTGCAAGATTAAACGAAGAATTTACACGAGAAAATGCTGAATTACGTTCCGAAATATCAGACAAGACAGAAGAAATAAAAATTATTAAAGAAAGCATGAATCAGTTAACTGGTGAAAGAGATGCAACAACATCACAACTTACTGCGTTAGCTAGTGAAAAATTAACATTAGAAAATTCACTAAGACAATCTATTGACTTGATGAATGAGGCTACGCAAAGAATTAATAGTTTTACAACTAGCGAACCACCTAACAGACAAGAAATACAACATATTAAAGATATAATTAGTGAAATAAAAAATAAATTAAATTTAAATCCATCTACGCCAAGAGCACAAGGAGAAACTCAATTAATAATTAATGGTCAATCAGTTACAAATAAAGAAATAGAAGACGCTTTTATAGAATTATCTTTGGGTGAGTTTAATACTTGGGACCCAATATTTCAAGCATACATTTCTAGTAGTGATCGTCAAACATTTATTAATGAACTTGATGAGACTAAAAGAGCAGGTCTATTAGAAAATATTAAAGAAAACAGACTTGAAGAAGTTACAGGAGGAAAAAAAGGAAGAAAAATAAGAAAGATTGGAAGAAGAAAAACAAGAAAAACAAAAAAAATTAGAAGAAGACAAAGAGGCGGTTTTCATTACAGCCAAAATGCAAGAAGAAGAAATATAACTACTACTAGTAGTTCTAAACGAAGTTCTAAAAGAAGAACTAAAAGGACATCATCTATTTAATATTTGAAAGTAAACCTTGTGTTCCACCAGTTGAATAACAATATTTAGGCCATTTGCCATTTATTTCTTTATAAAGGATCGCATGTAAAGTTTGCTTACATTTATTTGCAGTTTCTCTCTTTTTCAGCACACTTCGCCAAGTCCTTTGTATAATTTTAATCCAAAATGTTTTGATAATTGCAATAAGACAATCATC